TCGTTGGCGACGGGCCGGAAGGTGCGTAGTGCGTAGCGTGCTACTTCGAGGTCAGACACCGGCTGGCACTTTCTCGGGGGTTTTCGGTGTTTGGGGTTCGGGCAGGGGTTGTCGTACGGGTTTTGTTGCTGGTATGACTTCGATCCTGCGCGGTTCGGTGCCGATGTCGCCCATTTTCCTGCTCTTTCCTTTGAAAACTTGGCCTAAACCGGCCTGAATCGTGTTTAAACCATACTGTACCAGTACGGGGGGTGTCTATGGGTGCTCGTGGTCCTAAGCCGCGGCCGACGCATTTGAAGGTGTTGCGTGGTGAGAAGGAGTGTCATATTAATCGGGATGAGCCGCTGCCTAGCGAGGGTAGGGCGGTTGCGCCGGCTGGGATGACGGTGGATGCCCGGAAGATTTGGGACGAGCTCGCCGATGACCTTGGGGATAAGGGCATGTTGACGCCGTGGGATGTGTATGCGTTTGAGGCGTTTTGTGAGGCTGTGGCCCAGTACCGGGAGTGCCGCACTCTGCTGCAACGTGAGACTTCGTACGGCAAGTATGTGGATCGCGGCGCTGCGGGGGGTGTGATCAAGTCTCCGTATCATCAGATGATGCGGGATTGTGTGGAGACGATGGCGAAGATTGGTTCGCGGTTTGGGTTTACTCCGGGGGATCGGGCGAATTTGACGATTGAGTCGAGGGATTCTGGTCCTGCGTCTGGGGCTGAGCGGATTTTGGGTTGATTGGCGCTTTGTTGGATTTGGCGGCGAAGTGGCGGGCGATGTCGATGGATAATTGTGGTGCGGAGTCTGAGGCGGATTTTGCTCGGGAGTTTTGTGCTGGGGAGTTGGAGCGTCTGGTGGGGGCGTTCACCGGCCGATAACTAAGCCTTTATGGAAGGTTCCAGAACCTCGCAACGGGCATAACGTACGTCGAGAACTTATCCGTTGGGCGGTCACCGCCAGCGCGTTGGAACACGTAGCAATCCTGCCCGTCAACTGCGGCGTCGATACCCTGCGGCACGTCACGTTCGACAAAACGCCAAGTACCGTCTAGCTGCGGAAAGTATTTCCTGGGCATGTGACTCCTTACCGATAACGTTGCGCTACGTAGCCGATGGATGCGTGATGGACATAACGACGTGGCCCTCTTCAATGCCGAACTCGCCGCCGCGCAGAAGGTGTGTCACCTTCCGAGTGAGGTAGCGGCCTGAGTACTTTCGAGTGCGGTCATACTCTTCAAGAATCAGTGTGTCGCCGACCTGAAACCCACGATCATCGCGGCGAACCTCGAACGTCTTGAGCCCGCACAAGATGTCGTTGAAGTGCTTGGGCCACGTTTTCAGTCGATGCTCCGTCATCGTTTGCTCACTTTCCTGATAAAGGCGCGAGCGGTTACAGGTTTAGTGCGAGTAAATCGGCCAGCGGGACCATGCGCCGCCGCCCCCGTGAATGGTGGGGGCATACCGGCCACCAGTGTCCGTCTTCGCCGTCGATTGTGACGGCAACGGCGGTCTTGTCGCACGGTTGGAATTCGCGGGCGCATTTTCCGTCGCACTCAACATCGCTCATGCCACCTCGCATAGCGGCACTTCATGTACTGCGGTGAATCCCACTGGTACGGTGCGCGCGATCGGGCCGATGACGCCGGCCTGCTGTAGCGCCTGTAAAACCCCGGCGTTTTCGCCGTAGTCTTTGATGAAGCAGTGCCCGTCTGCGGGTTTGTGGCCGTGTTCGCTGAGGCAGACGGTGGGGCGCATGAGCATGGCGCCGCCGCGGCCTTCGACCCAGAGGGCGATGGATCCGTCGTGGTAGTGGCCGCGGCGGATTTTGGCGGGGGTTGCGCGGACGTATTTGGTTTTGAAGATCACCAGGGCACCTCGTTGTATCTGAACCATTCGCGGCGTCGTTCGCGGTTCCACCATGGTCGCGGCGGCCCGAAGGGGTGGGTGATCCCCCACCAGAAGGCCCGCTTGTCTAGGGGGCCGGGTGTGGGTGTCCCGTACACCAGCAGATTAACCAACCTATACATACTAACACTGTACCTGAAAGGTAAACCTTATGACTAGTCCTATCCAGAGTTTGAACGTCGGCGACCTGTTGAAAGAGGTCGAGGCCGCGCTGGACGGTATCACCAAGGCTTTGGCTTTGGTTGACAAGTTCGCGGTGTTTCTGCCTGCGCAGTACCGCACTCCGCTGACTGAGCTGGAGTCTGTGCTGACCACTGTCAGTGACTTTGTCCACAAGCTCTGATCATTCTCGGGTGATTGTCGAGCGGCATTTGAAGCGGCTGTTCGACAAGCACCGCGGCAGGTTGGAGGCCCATAAGGGTAAAGGCCCGGCGTTCCGGGGGGCGGTTGAGGCGTTGGAGCGGTCACTGTTCGGCGCTGAAGCCGGGGAATAACTGTTAGGGGGTGTAGCCGTGCCCAGAAAGCCTAAGGTGCCGGTGTGCGGCTACACCTTCGATGATGTTGAGTGCCAGGGCCGGGGCGAGCACTTTTGTGCTCCGCGGGCGGATAAGGCTCAGGCGTTCTTCGAGGAGATCCTGCAGCACACTAAGGGCCGTTATGCGAGGAAGAAGTTCCTCCTGGCTGAGTGGCAAAGGGACGGCATCATTCGACCGCTATTCGGGAAAGCGGTGTGGTCGGATGAGTATCAAAGCTACAAGCGTAGGTATGAGATCGCATGGATCGAGGTTGCCCGCAAGGCCATTGTCGCTGATACCCCTGTTCTCACGGCTAATCGTGGCTGGACAACCGTCGCGGATATTCGGCCCGGGGATCAAGTGTTCAATCTGGAGGGCCAGCCCGAGGCGGTTGAGTTCGTTTCGGATGTTTACACGGAGATGGCTTACCGTGTCACCAGCCGCTTCAAGAAGTCTCTTGAGGTGGGCGTCGACCACGATTGGCTTATTCAAGACCGCACGAAGCCGCGGGGGGCGGTTCGGCAGCCGGGTGGGACGCGACTGAAGGCCGAATACGCCAAGTACGTTGTGACGACGGGCGACATGTTGGAACGCCCGCTGAAGGATGGTCGTGGCGTCTATCTGAACGCCCTACCCGCTATCGGCTCTCTCAAGATTGATTCGGGAAAGCTTCCCGTAGACCCGTATTGCCTTGGGGCGTGGTTGGGCGATGGGACGGCGAAGTCCGGGGCTATCACCGCGCACGAGGATGATCAGCCGTTCATGCGGGAGCAGTTTGAGGCGGCCGGCTATGAGACGCGCCCGACTAACTTGTCGCAGGTCTTCTACGTCCAGAAACTCATGACGCAGTTGCGGGCGCTGGGGGTGCTCCACAACAAGCATGTGCCCGAGGGGTATCTGTTGGCGTCGGAGGCGGATCGCCTGGACCTGCTGCGCGGTCTGATGGACACCGATGGCTGGGCGTCCGAAAAGGCCACTACGCTCACCTATGGCTTCTGCCAGAAAAGTGCGCAGATTGCTGATTCGGTTGAGTTCCTGGCCCGTTCTGTCGGCTACAACACTCGCCGAGCCGTCAAGCGCGTTAAGGGCTATGGCGAGTACCACGAAGTCTGCTTCACGGCGGCGGATGGGCTGCCCAATCCTCACAGGATGCCCCGCAAGGCCCTAAAGGAACGCAGGTCCACCAGTAAGAACCAGTTGGATTCGATCGTCTCTATCGAGCCCGTGGGTGTCAAACAGACCAAGTGTATTGGTATCCGGTCGGGATTCTTTCTTGCCGGCAGTGATCTCATGCCCACCGGTCAGTCCGGGAAAACGGAGATGCTTGCCGGGGTCATGCTTTACCTCCTGATCGCAGATGGCGAGGAATCGGCCGAGGTTTATGGCGTGGCCCGTGATATTAAGCAGGCGAAGCTCGCTTTTGATGTCGCGGCTCAGATGGTGAAGTTTTCGCCCGTGTTGAGTAAGCATTTGAAGGTCAGTGATTATAAGAAGCGGATTTACCATGAGAAAACCCACTCGTTTTATGAGGTCATTTCTGCTGACGCTAAGTCTGCTCTTGGCAGCAACCCATCTGGTGTCGGTGCCGATGAACTTCTTGCGTGGGACGGTGGCGATCTCTGGGATTCACTGCGCACGGGTATGGGGTCGGGGGCTCGTTTACAGCCTTTGATGATCGCTAGCACGACGGCGGGGAACGATACTGAGGGTTTCGCCGGCCAGATGCATAAGCAGATGGAGCGGGTTTTGGAGACCCCCGATGCCCCCGAGCATCATCACATCTTCGTGTTTATGCGTAACACGCCGAAGGATGCGGATCCGTGGGATGAGAATAATTGGTGGCATCCTAACCCGGCGCTGGGGGATTTTCTGAGTTTGGAGGCGTTGCGTAAGCAGGCGTTGGAGGCGAAGGCTAATCCGATCGCGGAGATGGCGTTTCGCCAGTACCGGCTGAATCAGTGGCAGTCTTCGACGGTGCGGTGGATGAACATGTTCCTGTGGGATAAGAAGTCCAACCGCAGCACTGTCTATGACAGCAATGATGCGCTGTTGAGGTCGTTTGAGGGTTGTGAGTGCTGGTTTGGGCTGGACTTGGCGGCTAAGCAGGATTTGTGTTCGATCTGTTATTTGTTTCCGGCTGCTGATCCTTCTTATGGGGTTGATGTGGTGTGGCGTCATTGGATGCCTGAGGCGGCGGTGGAGAAGTTGGATCGGTTGAATAATGGCCGGTTTACGACGGAGTTTGTTCGCGGCGGCTGGTTGACTGTCACCCCCGGCGATGTGCTGGATTTTGAGCAGTTGTACGCCGATATTAAGGCTGATTCGCATCGTTTCGTCATTTTGGGCGGGGATGTGGATAAGCATATGTCTGAGCCGGTGATTCAGCGGATCCGTTTGGAGACGGGGATCGGCGTGGAGGACATTTACGCTTACGATAACCAGTTCAACACCATGTCGGATGGGATGCACCGTGTCTTTGACATGGTGACTGAGGGTATTTTCCGTCATCATGCTAATCCGCTGGCCCGGTTTTGTTTCGATGCCTGCGAGGCGAAGTATAAGACTTCCGATCCTGATCTGATTATGCCTGAGAAGCCGCACCGTGTTAGGTCTTCTAAGCGTATTGACGCTGTGCCGGCCGCGATCATGGCGGTGAACGCTTATTGGACGCGGGATCAGGCCACAATGTCGGTCTATTGCGAACGGGACGTCCTGGTCCTGTGACAAGGATGTGAATGAGTAAAAACTTAATACAGAGGAAGTTGCGTGAGCGCTTCCATGTCACCCCTAGGGTGGGAACCCAGTTTTCGGGGGTGCTGATCGCCGAGGACCGAACTTACGCGGTTTTCGCCAGTGTGGTGGCTTACCCCGATAATGATGTTCCTGAGAAGGTTGAGGGGGAGATTTATATCCGCCACGACAATGTGGCGTATGTGCAGAGGCTGACTGATGCGTCTCGCCAAGGGTAAGAATCTTCCTGTCAAGATCAGCAGTTCGGGCCTTGATCTGGCCCCTGAGGCTCTTGCTGAGCTTCAGCCGATCATTCCGCAGTCTTACTATTATCCAGATTATCTTGGGATGGATCTGGAGTATCGCTATGCGATGTATGGGGAGATTTGGCAGCGTAATCCTTGGGTTCGTACGGTTATCGATAAGCGGGCTAAGGCGGTCGCTCGTCTTCCGGTGAATGTGTGGGATGTTGACGGGGAGACGCGGACGCTGGATACCCGTTCTGCGTATGCGCGTCTGATCGCTAGCCCGTGTCTGAATGATTATCTTGATCCGTTCCGGTTTTGGCATTGGGTGCAGACCACTATCGATATTTATGGTGAGACGTATTTGGCGGTGGCCCGGGATGATACTGGGGCTCCGTTCGGTTTTATGCCGATGCATCCGTCGAGGGTTGCGATTAAGCGTGAGCCGAAGACTGGCCGTTACACTTATTTCTTTGAGGCTGGTTCGGGTATTAACACCGAGTTGGTGCGTTTTGAGCAGGAGGACGTTGTTCCGTTCCGGCTATTCAATCCGATTCACTTGGAGCGTGGTTTGTCTCCGATGGAGGCTTTGCGGTCCACGATTTTCGCGGAGGATTCGTCGCGTAATGCGGTGTCTTCTATGTGGAAGAACGCCGGGCGCCCTAATTTGGTGTTGGAGACGCCGAATCGTTTGAACCCGGCTGGGGCGAAGCGGTTGAAGGAGGCGTTTAGCCAGGCTCATGCGGGGTCGTCTAATGCTGGTCAGACGCTGGTCCTTGAGGATGGGGTGACGGCGAAGCCGTTCCAGATGACGGCTGTTGATCTTGAGTTGATTGAGTGTCGGAAGATGAATCGCGAGGAGATCGCCGCGGTTTATGATGTTGCGCCGACGTTGATCGGGATCCTTGAGCATGCCACGTTCTCGAATATCACTGAGCAGATGCGTGCGTTTTATCGGGACACGATGGCTCCGGTGATCGAGATGTTGCAGTCGGTGATGGACACGTATGTGGGTTCGTTTTGGTCGCGGAAGAACATTATGCGGTTCGCGACGGATGAGGTGATGCGCGGGGATTATGAGATGCGGATGGATGCGGCCCATAAGGGTGTGTCTGTTGCGGCGATCACCCCGAATGAGGCCCGGGAGTTGTTGGGGCTCAACAGGTATGACGATCCTAAGGCCGATAAGTTGTATTGCAATTCGGCGATTCAGGAGTTGGGTACTCCGGGTGAGGTGATCCGGATGAATGTTGCGGCGTCGGGGACGACTCCGGATGGGATTCATTTGGATCCTGGTCCGGTGTCCACTCCGGTTGCTTCGTTGGATCAGGGTAGGCCGCATTCGATTCCTGCTAAGCCGCCGTCGCCGGTTTCGTCCAGCGGCGGCCCGCAGCCGGGTAATCAGAACCCTTCCTCGTCGGCGAGGCCTAAGCATTTCCGTGAGATTAAGGCCCAGGTTGGGAGGGGTAAGACTTTGGCGGAGTTGAAGGCTTTTGCCCTTCAGATGGCGCAGAAGTATCCCGAGGAACTTGAAGATATCTTGACATCCGTGCAGTTGGCGATCGCCGAGCGCGATAAAGCTGCTTAACGCAAGGAACAAATGAATACTGTTTATGGCAAGTCCATTGCCGCTATTGAGGCGACGGACGGCGATAAGTTCGGCGAGAACGGTGGGTTTACTGCTGTTTTGTCGACTCCGTCGCTTGACCGCGATGGTGATCGCCTTCACCGTGATGAGTGGCTTGAGCCGCTCGAAGAGCGCTACCCGCTGGATATTGACCACGGGATGAGTGTCGCTGACACGGTTGGGTCTTTCCACCCGTATTTCGATGGCGATCAGTTGATGATGGACGCTTATTTCGCTTCTACGCCGAAGGCGCAGGAGGTGCGGACTCTTGTTACTGAGGGGCATATCCGCAATGTGTCGGTTGCTTTTATGACTGATAAGTCGAAGAAGGACAGCGAGCCGCGCCGTGAGTTGCTTAACGCGGGCATTGTGGCGACTCCTTCTAACCGGGATGCCGTTATCTTGGCATCTAAGGCCGCTAGCGCCCTTAAGGATGCCCTATCGGATGCCACCGAGGGTGATGTGCCCGAGGAGGTTAAAGAGGCCGTCCTGGAGGCTCTCAGCCCCAAGTCTGGGGATGCTGAGGTGGTTAAGGCCGATAAGAAGCCTTACGGCGATGTTGCTTATGCGGATCCCGGCTATCAGGAGGATGGGCAGGCTCGGTATCCGATTGATACGGAGGAGCATGTCCGGGCTGCCTTGTCTTATTGGGGTAAGGCGTCGAATCGGGCTGAGTACACCCCGGAGCAGCGTGAGCACATTACTGGCCGGATTCATGCGGCGGCGGAGAAGTTCGGTATCGACTACTCCCCCGATGGCTCGAAGTCGGTTGACGCGGATGCGTTGAAGGCGGCTGCTACGGCTAGTGGTCGGGGCGGCGATGCTGCCCTGGTTCAGGCCATCCATGATGCGTCTAGCCATTTGGGTGCGGCTTGCCCGATTATCGAGACCGAACCCGATCCTCACACGGGGGCCAGTTCTGGCGCCAATAAGTCGGTTGACGAGGACCGGGTCACTTTTATGAGTAAAGCGGGCGCGTCTATTGCGTTCGATTCTCACGATGAGGCGCGCGAGTTCTTTAAGGACATGCTCGACTCGATCGATTCCGCCGAGGCTAGGGATGAATCTCTGGTTGAGGTGACACAGACGGTTGAAGATGAGCCGTCGAACCTGGAGGCTTTTGAGAAGGCTCTGGATGAAGTTTTAGCCGATGATTCACCCGCTGAGGCCGCTGCCGCTACCGATGAGGTACCCGCACCCGCCGTTGAGGCCGCTGATGAGAAGGCGAAGAGGGCACGCGCTCTGCAGTTGATGCAAATGCGTGCGCAATTACCCAAGTCCTAATTACACAGGAGAAATAACTAAATATGTCCGTTAAATTGGACGAGCGGGGTCGCGAACTTACTCAGCGCCTCGCGGACTTCGCGAAGGACTTCGAGCAGAACGAGGCGATTACCGAAGACGAGAAAGAGACCGCTTACAAGACTCTTCAGGGCGAGTTTGAAGAGTGGCATTCTGCCCGTTCGCGTTCTGAGGGCGCTTCGGAGATGATGGCGAAGCTCGCTACCGGCGGCAACATCAAGGACGCTAAGACTGGCGAGTCGGTCACCAAGTTCGAGGTTTCGCACCCGTTCACTCAGGCTTCGCGTAGGGCGATCGCCGCGCAGGTGCTGGAGGCGAAGGACAAGTTCGGCGATAGCGTCGCCGCGCAGCTTTTCGCCGCGAATGAGCACTCCGGTACTGGACGCAAGAAGATCGACTTGGGCCTGGAGGGTCTGGGCCTGAAGGACGCGACCGAGGCTGGCAACGTGATCGGTGAGGGCCTGGATGGCTTCAACTCCGTTTCGGCTTCCGGCGTGGGCCAGAATCCGTTCTTGGCTGGTACTTTCGGTCCCGGCATTCTGCCGGATTTCCGTCCGGGCATCGTGGAGCAACTGTTCTACCAGTTGACGATCAATGACCTGATCAGTTCTTTCGCGACGACTTCGCCGAACATTTCGTACCTGACTGAGTCGTCGGTCAACCTGCAGGCCAATCAGGTCGCTGAGGCGGGGACGTTCCCGTTCTCAAGCATCGAATTGGCGCGTGTTTACGCCCAGGTCGGCAAGATCGCGAACGCTCTGACGATCTCGGATGAGGCGGTTGCGGACGCGCCGACTCTGTTCAACTTTGTTCAGGGTCGTCTGCTGATGTCGCTGCAGCGTCAGGAAGAGGTTCAGATCCTGGCGGCCAGCGGCTACCCGGGTGTGTCTGGTCTGCTGAGCTTCGCGAGCAGCTTCGCCGCTTCTTCGTCTGGTTCGATTTATGGTGCCACTTCGGGTACCGGTTCGAGCATCGCGTTCCCGCCGGCTGGCACTAATGGTGCTGGTGTTGCGTCGCAGACCATTTCTTCGCTGCATTATGGCCGCGTTGTGACTGGTGCGGGTACTTCTTACCCGGATCCGCTGTCGGTTTCGTTGAACCTGAAGGACGCCGCTGTGGACATCGAGTTGGCGGTGTTCCAGTCCCCGACTGCTCACATCATGCATCCGCGTGATTGGCAGCGTCTGGAGACTGCGCAGGACGCTAACCAGCAGTTCATGAACACTTCGATGTTCGGGAATGTGTATGGCGTTTCTCGTGGCCCGGTTAAGTCTCTGTGGGGCGTTCCGGTTTGCACGACTCCGTTGATGCCGGTCGGCACGATCCTGACTGGGTGGTTTGACCCGCAGACGGTTCAGATTGCTCGCCGTCAGGGTGTGCAAATGCAGATGACGAATTCAAATGAGTCTGACTTCATCGAGGGCAAGATCACTGTTCGTGCTGACGAGCGTCTTGGTCTGCTTTGCTACCGTCCGACTGCTTTCGAGCTGACCCATCTGGTTGCTGGCTAAGACCGAATTGGTTTGGGGTTGTCCGGTGTTCGGTCGATTGGCCGAACACTGGGCACCTCTTTCCCTAGAAAGGATTAATTGAATTGAGTATCCTCCGTCTTCGGTCGGATGCGTTCTCGGAGGCTTCGGCTCTAAAGCCGGGCGTCGCGGCTGGTGCGGCTGCTGGGACTAGTCCCAGCGGCCTTAGCAACACTGGTAGGGATGAGTTCGGCACGGTTAGTATCACTGCTGGGTCGAGCCCCACTACGGGCACCTTGTTCACGGTGACTTTCGCTAAGCCTTACACTATCGCGCCGGATGCGGTTATTGTGAGCGATAACGCTGGTATGGGCGCTTCTGGTGCTGCCACTACGACGACTCTGACCATCTCGGCTCACTCCGCGCCTTCGGGCACTGTCAAGGTGAACTACGCGGTTATTGGCGGCGCTTAATGGCTAATCAGCCCTACGTTCAAGGCACTGTATCGGTTGGTACTACCGCGACGTTGATTGCGTCCCCGGGGCCTGGCGGCATTTACCTGTTCAATAATGGGTCCGCTTCGGTGATTTTGGGGGGGTCGACTGTTACGGCGACTGGTGCGACTCAGGGTGCCACTCTGGGGTCTGGCGCGGGGTTGATTCTGCCCAGCGATGGACCTCCGCATGACCTGTATGGCATCACTGCTAGCGGTACCGCTTCTGTGAGTTATGTCTTCCCTGGAGGGAATTAATTTGAGTTATCACGTTACTCGTGTGGTGGTGAAGGATACCCCGCCTCCGCAACGTCCTGTTGTGAGTGTTGGCCATATTTATCCTATCGTTCCGAAGTCTGAGCCTGAGACGGTTTTCCAGACTGTTGGTTGCGAGGATGAGAAGTCTTTGGATGACGCTGAGACCAAGGTGGTTAAGCGCCGCGGTCGTAGGCCGGCGAAGGCTACTGAGGCCGCGGAGACGAAGTGACTTTCCAGTCCCAACTCGAATCCACTTTCACTCCGATATCGGCTGTTTACGATAGCCCGAGTGTCACGCAGGCGTTGAGTTGGGCTCAGTCCTTCGTTGAGAGCTACTGCAACCGGACTTTCGACAAGGTCACCGGGGATGTCGCTTTCATCGACCCGCAGCCTTACCGCAAGGCGCTGCTTCCCAACGTTCCCGTTGGGGCGGTTTCGTTGGTTCAGGGCTTGCTTCCTAGTCAGACATCCGGGCAGGGGTTGGTGTGGACATCCCTCACCAATTACCGTTTTGTCAGTGAGACCGGGCTGATTTATGACACGACTGGTGAACCCGGTACGTCGTCGTCGTTCGGCCCCTCCTGGCCGTGGGTGCCTGGCGGGTTGCAGGTCACTTATGACCACGGCTTTGACACGGTTCCGCAGGAGCTGGTGAATGCGGCTTGTCGTTTCGCTCAGCAGTATCTGGAGAACCCGGCGCTGTTGTTGCAGCGGGATGTGGGTGCATTCAACGAACGTTATGCCGGTAACACTGGCGGCGTCGGGATTGTGATCAACGCTTTCGATGAGAAGATCATGGACCGCTATGTCCTCATTAGCATCGCCTAGTGGTGGGGTTTGTGAGGTTTGCGGTATTCACTGGGTGAAGGAACCTCATGATCATCGCGTGTTCAGGTCGTTGTCTCCGGAGCGGGCTTTAGCTTATTGGAGGAGTCGTAAAGATGCCTCTGAATCCGGGTAATGTCACGCTGACGTTCGAGAACCCTGGTGTGGTTGTGGACCGTTTACATAAAGCCCCAGCAGTAGCCGAGTCTTCGTTTGATCAGCCCGGGTCGACTATTCAGTGTAAGTCGGTGAAGGACGATGTCAACGATACCGCCTATTCTGAGGCCACCCATATAGCTATCACCTTGTTTAATAATAATACTAGTTCGGTTGAGGCTGAGTGGTTTGTTCATTTCGGCGGTGATAGGTATCGGGTGATTGGTTCTGAACAGATTCGGGATGCGTGGGCGCGGATCTTTTACATCAAGTTCATTCTCAAGAAGGAGTTTGGCTGATGGCGGATCGTTTTTTCCGGGATTCTCGTGGCCGGTTCATGTCGGGCAAGTCGGCTTCGGCTTTGGCTGAGATTGAGAAGGCCGGCCTGTATGCCGCGGACATGGAGGGCTGGATAGCTGGTTCGGCGGTGGTGTACGCGGCTAAGTTGGCTAAGGCCAAGGAGGTCGAGGCTTATTGGAAGTCGATTGCTCCGGTGCGCGGCGATAAGCCTACGCACGAGAGCAAGGAGCCCACTGCTTACGGCACCAACGTCGCTGAGGATTACCGAAACTCCGTCAAGCTCACCGAGCAGGATGGCACGGTGGCGGTGGGCACGGATCTGATGCCGTTGGCGGGCTGGCTGGAGTACGGCAGTATCCACAACCCGGAGCACGGCTATGGGGCTCGTGTCCTTGCCCATTTCGGGGGCGGTGCTGTTGATTCGGCTGAGCGTGTGTCGGATCGGTTGTTCATCGGATGATCGCTGCCGATGTTGAGGAGCTGGTTGTCACGTATTTGAGCCAGTTCTTCTCGAATGTGTCTGTGGATATGCCGTCGAGGCCGCCGCTCCCGTTTTATTTGGTGACGAGGCTGGCGGGCGCTGATGACATGATCACGGATTGTGCGACGGTGTCTGTGCATGCTTTCGCTGCGGATATGACTGCGGCGAGTGATGCGGCTAGGGCTCTCCATTTGAAGATGAATCCGTGGGCGTTGACGGCGAAGCAGGGTTTCGACCTGAATAGCGGTCGGGCGTTTATTGACCGGATTTGTACGGTGGAGACGCCGGCTTGGCGTAACTATGAAGATCCGAACCTGAAGAGGTATTGCGGTCGTTACCGCATTGAACTGAGGATGAATCAATCCTCTTAAAAACTTAAGAAGGAAAACAACTTAATATGACCACAGGTGAATTGTGGACAGCATTAGAGCAGGTCAATTCCAATAACATTCGGAAGTGGCTTTATGGCTCCGTGCTGGTCCGCGACTGGGATCCTGCCGGCACGACTGACCTTTCGGCTTTTTCTCCGTTTGAGTCTGACGGCAGCCTGTCGACTACTCTGTTCGACACTGACAACCCGGGCGGTCGTTGGTTCGATCTGGGCGCTGTTGACGCTAATGGTGTGGATTTCAACCCTCGCTATAAGACGAACGATACTGACATTTGGCAGTCTCGGTTGCCGCAGCGTACTGACGTTGATTCCGATGGTGAGGATATCGACGTTGTGGGTTCGGAGTCCAACCCCGTTATGCTGCAGTTGTTCAACAACCTGCCGTTGGTGGATGTTCCGGGCACGAATGCGACTTCTGTTTTGCAGTCGGTTGGTGCGTCTGGGTTTAAGGTGGATTACTCGGTTACTCCGCAGATCATTTACCGCCAGGTGATGGTGATCGGTGTTGATGGCGAGTTGACGAACCCGATTTATGTGGCTGAGATTCGGCCGCGGGTGTCGATCACTAAGCTGAATAAGCGTCAGTTCAACGCGAAGAAGCCGGATGACTTCGGTATTTCGTTCGGCGTGTATGTGGATCCGGCTTCCGGGTTCGCGAAGCGTGCCCTTTACGGCGGTCCTGCGTGGCTCGCTTTGGGTGGCCCGGTTGTTCTGCCGACTGTTCACACGGTGACTGCTACGGCCACTACTGCTGGGCAGGCGACGCTGGTGTTCAACGAGCCCACTTCCCCGAATCAGCCGTTCACTTACACGGTTTCTGGGGATAACACCACTACTTCGACGGTGGCGGCGGCGGCTGTCGCGTCCACTGCGGTGGCGAGTGGCGTGGTGACGTTGACCCTTTCTGGTTTGACTGCAACCGACGTTTACACCTTCACGGTGACTGCGACGGCGGCGAATAACCAGACCGCGGTGTACACGGTGTCGAATAACATCACTGCTAGTTAATTCCGCGTAAGCGGTTCGGGAAGCCCCCGGCATTGGGCCGGGGGTTTTCCCTTCAACCTATTTAGGAGACATGTTTTATGGCCGCTCGGCCTCGTCAATCTTTCGCCCAACGCCGCAAACTTGCTCTGAGTGATTTTCGGCAGCAGGTTATCGAAGCTCAATCCCAGCTCTCCTCGATCTTCCTGGAAATGCCTAATGGGGAAGAGTACGAGATCCCGCATCCGATGCTGATTTCCGATGAGGCGCAGAAGCGTCTGGAGGTTGTGCAGTCCGGGCAGGACTACGACAAGGACGAGGCCGGTAATCTTGTTGAGCCGCTGCGGATCGGCGGTCAGGCTCCAGAGCCGTTGGCTATCCGTACGGCCCGCGCCTTGTTGGGGGATGAGGATCACAAGAGGTTTGTCGCGGCCGGCGGCCATTCCAATGACATCACGTTGGCTTGGCAGATGCTTGTGCGGGAGCACAAGGAAGTTGCGGACGCGGACCCAAAATAGTTGATGCTGTCGTCTATATGCGGCAGTTCCCGGTGGAGATCGAAGCTGATCTGCTTGTCCGGGGTATCGACATTCATGACTGGCACCAGGGGCGGATGTCTAGTAGGCGTCTGCTGGTTTTGATTCAGGCTTTGGAGTCTGACCCCGATTCCATGTTGTCTCGTGAGCGGCGTGACGGTGACTGGTCGGAGCAGGAATATATTAATGCTACGTTGGTGAATGAGTTGCGTCTTTTGCGGGCGGATTCCGCAGCTATTCATGCCGGGCATAAGATGGATCTGAATATGGTGGAGTCGCCGACCCAGTTGCGGTCGACTGAGGATTTGTCTGAACGTCAGCGTGCGGCGCGTGAGCACATCATGTCTCAGTTGGCTGGGAAGAAAACTTAATAGGGGGAAGCGTGGCCGAGGGCGGCATCTTTTTGGACATTCTGGCTAGGTTGAATCTAGCCTCTGTTGAGCGTGTCCTGAAGGACGCCAAGACGGCGATGGCCGAAGGGGGCCGGTCGAGTAGCCGGGCTTTCTCTGAGAGTTTCCAGCTTGATGGTGCCGCGGCGCAGTTCAAGGAGTTGAGTTTCGCGGCGGATGCGGCTTATCGGGACATGAGGGTTGGTCTCGCGGAGTTGCAGCGGGCTGAGGCTCAGATCAATAGTTTGCGGGCCTC